AAGAGCCAGAGGAGTAACCTCTGGTTTTCTTTTGCCCATTTTTAGAAGGACAACATGGAATTTTTCACTTTGTGGTTCATGATACTGTATCCCGCCACTTTCCATTTCTTCGCTTACTGCTGGACTTTTGCCGCTATCGCAATCACGGTTTCAGAACTTGCCCATTTGTTTTCTGCCTTGAAAAAGCGGCTGAAACCGTTTATTCGCAAGAAAAACTGAATCATGCAAGCGTCTTTGCCTCCGGGCGAGGGCGCTTTTTTCATGCCGTTTTCGCTCAATGGTAGAGCTGCTGATTTGTAATCAGCGGACGCGGGTTCGATTCCTGCAAGCGGCACCATCGTCTTTCTCGCCACAGACGGTAAACGTAGCGGGGCAAGTCGTGGCTCCTACCCACGGTAAACACAGGACTCAACAAACGAGGTGAATGACATGAAGAAAGAAGACCTGCTGGCAATGGGTCTGACCGAAGAGCAGGCGGATAAGGTCATGGACGGCCTGAACGGCGATTTCGTAACCAAGAGCCGCTTCAATGAGGTCAACACCGAGCTGAAAGCTGCCCGCACCGCTCTCTCTGAGCGGGACAAACAGCTGGAAGAGCTGAAAAAGGTGGAAAAAGAGAAAATTGTAGTTGGAGACGGGGCTAGGCTGTGCTATAATACTTTAACAGAGCAGGGTATCACCCTGAAAATGGCCCCGGAGCATCTGCGGATGCAGAGCGCCTGGGGTGTGGCCCGCGCGGCGCTGGAGCTGGTCCGTTCAGGCGGACTGGTCTCCGGAGAGGAGCTGGCCCCCGTGTACTGC